CACCAACTGCATAATGTTGGCGTAGTCAGTGTTGCCCGGGTCGATGGGTACAAACGAAGGCACGCCGTCAATGTCAACGGAAATGCCGGTTATGTCATTACCGGGAAACGATTTGACGTATATGGCGTTTGCGTATTGAGACATGGATCACAACTCCGCTGATGCAGTAAATTGACCAAATCCACCGTAAGTTCCTGCACTATTTGTAAAACTTCCATCAAACGCAAAATCGCTTGAATTTAGCGTAGTAAATGTTACATCTGTAAGGTCGCCCTGACCAATTTTTCCTGCCGCCCCACTAAACGCAGAGTAAACGACAACAGTTGTGGTGCTGCGTTTTGTTACGGCGTATTTTGCTCCTAGAAATTGAAATCCTGCTAACGCAATACCATTGCCTACTGTAAATCTATTCGCGCTGGTGACAGTGCCGGGAACAGTGCCCTGCGCGTATGATTTTTCATAATACCGCTGGCACAGCAATATCGTCTCGCCAATCGTCAGCCGCTCAAACGGCGTGGCAGAACTGCCCGCTTCAAGCTGCACATTGCCAATGGTCCAAGTGCCAGAAGTCTGCGCTCCCACCGTCAACACAATCTCAATGCCGGTTGTGGCCGCGCTTGGGATGGTTATGGACGCCGTGTAATTGGTCACGGTGCTGGTCACGGTAAACGTGCCAGTGGCAATTGACGTGCGCGTGGGGCTTGCCAGCGTTCCAAAAGAATCGGCAGTGGTGGCGTAGTAGGCCGTCCATGTCACCGTGGTCAGCAGCGAGTTAGCCAGATCAACGCTGAAATATGCGGTGCCGTTGTTTAGATCATAGCTGTTTGCAGCCTCAATCCGCTGCCCAAAACCGATAGCCGTAACGCTCGCAGCGCCGGTAAACTGATAGCGGTATTGGTTGATGCTAGACCCAGCAACGCGCGCCCCCGTGACGTTAGCGCCCGTGCAATATCCGTAGAAACGATCCACGCTGTATGCCAAAGCCGCAGCAGCCGTGAACGTCTGAGACGCGCCATTATTGCGCTGGTCCACAGCCATGCCGCCGTTGATAATGCGGTTTCGCCTGTAGCCGTTGGTCGGCGCCGTCACAGTGCCGGTCAGCGTCACGTTGGCGATGCTGCCGCCCGTGATCGACACGTTAGCCAGGCTGTTGGTGCCATTGCCGATGCCGTTAATGCCGTTCACCACAGTCGTAAAGTTGTTATCCAACTGCGACAAGGGAATGGCGGTGGTAGCGCCGGCAAACGTGTTGGGGATCGTGATTGGCAGTGCCATTAGAACCTAGCCCTCATTTCGTATTCGAGTTCCAGCGTGTTCAACGTGTAAATGCCAGTAGCAGACGTTAACGTCAAACCCAAATATTTTCCGTACTGCTGAGCATCGCCCTTATAAAGCTGATACCCGTTGTTGAACCAATTGATAACGGTAGAGCTGTTGTTTGTCCACGTTATCGTGGTTCCAGCGTTGTTGACCCACGTTGCAAACGACGCAAGCGTAGTGCCTGGGTTTGCCGCCGTGGCGCTGCGCGTCTCACTGTCGATGGACACCGTGACGTTGCCAAGCACCGAGGACGTGGTTTCCACGCCAAACTTTAACGCCTGCTTGTCCCTGATAGGGTCCGTCAAAGGCCACAGCGCGCTGCGGATGATGACGTTAGCGCCCACCGTGCTGCTGGTGTACAACTTGAACAGGCCGCCAGTGGTAGCGCCGTACAGGTTGATAACGCCGCTCACCGGCACGCTGGTCACATAGTTGAGCGCGCCTTGAGACGTGAAGAACCACCGCTTGTCAAAGAACACAGCCTGAATTTGCCGCGGGCTGGTCAACGGATCGTTGTATGTGAAAGACCAAGCGGCACACAGAATGTTGTTCAGCAACACCTGGCCGCCGCTCACTGGCTGAGTAAAATCAATTAGTGGGAAGATGCCATCCAACTGCGAGCTAAGTTTGCTTGTTGTTGAACCAACCAACGCATAAACGCCATAATCATTCATAAACAACACTGACCGGAAATACGGATAAATGGTCATATTGCGCTTAGTGCCGACCGAGGCGCTGGCATTGGTGTTTGTAAAGATGGTAGTGCCGTTTGTTTGTACACGAACGTCCGAGAAGACGTTGATGCTGTCGTCGCCAAACACATACAAGAAGTTGTTGGCTGGCAGCAACGCCGTAATGTTATTGTGTAACGTCTCGTCCGTCAGCAGGATGTTGCCGGCGCTCACGCTCACAAAGTCGTTATACTCGCCCGCTGCCGAATAGAAGACAGTTCGCCCCTGCGCCACCCAGACCCGCCCCGAAAACGTAGAGACATCCACGCTCTGGTCCGTACTAGCCACGCCCTGCGCAATGGCCGCTCCTGTGCTGAACGAGACTGACGGCGCAGAGGTGTACCCCGTGCCGTTGTTGGTCATGATAATAGCAATGACGGCGCCGCCAGAGATAATAGCCGTGCCCGCAGCGCCCGCACCACCGCCGCCGCTAAAGGTAACGCCTGGCGCGCTGGAATAGCCCGTACCGCCGCTTAAAATGGTCGCAGCAGCCGTTCCCTTGGCAAAGCTGAGGGTACTGACCACCGCCGCCGCGCTAGAGCCTCCACCGCCCGTAAACGTGATGCTGGGCGGTGACGTGTAACCCGATCCCGTCTCGGTAAACAGAAGCCCGCTTATTGAATTACCCGTTACCAGCGCCGTGGCAACAGCCTGAACACCGCCTGTCTCATTGGGCGCTCCAATTGCTACAGAAGGCGCGGAGGTGTAGCCAGTTCCGGCGTTGGTAATGCCGTAAGCCGAGATAGAACCAATAGACACCACATTGGTGGCATCCCAAGTAAACAGCCCCTTGTCGGTATCAATGATAAGGATGCGCTCGTTCTTCCACTGCGCAATCCTAACACCCGACGCCGAAAACTTGCCCGCAGCAGCCAACACACCGCCCGCGCCCGTATCAACGCGGAAGTAATCCGCCCCGCCATTGCCAAAAAAACCGATAACGTAATCCACATTCTTGATGCTGCAACTGTACATTGCCGTAGGCGTGCCGTTCCACGCATACAAACTAGACGATTGCACGCCCAGCGTCTTAATGTTGCCAAATCCAATAGGCTGCGCATTCTCTAGCCAAGCAAACTCATCATTATCAATGGCCGTGCGGTTAGCCTGGGTATTTACACCCTTGAAGTTCTTGACGACCTGATAGGATTTTCTCTGCTCTGCCGCGGGCATATCAATACGGCGTGCTGTAAGGATCAGGCATCCTGCGCGTGAACGAAGTGTTAATCACGGACATGGCCTTAGCCTTGTACTGGTTCAGGAATATCTCAGCCTCACCATAAGACTGCTCCTTAAACTTGGCCGTGTGGCAGGCGTAGTAGGCCACAGGGTCAGTCCATGGGCTGATGATGGCATCCACGTCAGAAGTGTTCACCAAAGCCGTGGGCAGGATAATGGTGTCCAGTTCCATCGCGTAAACCTGGTCAGGCACGGGCGCTAGGTAGAATGCCTGCTGCCCATACACCGTAAACGCAATGGGTCGGCCATAGTAGTTCTGCCAAAACCGCAACTCGGCGTTAAACTGGGTCCAAGGCAGGTAGCGCAACGGAATGCGCGTGTTGCCCCAGTACAAATTGATGTTCAGAATGTCCATCGTCTGAATGCCGCTCGGAAGCGCGCTAAACTGATAGACTTCTTGGTTTGTGACCGTGTTCACGGTCTGGATGGTGCGCAGACAACCCGTATCACGCACCAGCCGTTCGCGGGCGGCGTTGATGTAGTCGGTTAACTCAGAGTCAGACCAAAAGTTGGCGTTTGCGTCATGCAAAAGCCGCCTGCACTGCGTAATGTAAGTCTGAAGGGTAGCCATTGACTCTCCAACTCATGATACGAGTGCAACAACCTTTGGCCGCTCCAACTTTGGCTCCTCATCGGAAATAACAAACCGATTTAGCCGCTCCAAGCCCTTCGCAACGTCATTTGACGTTACAGCCCAGCCTAGCCTGGCAAGCACGGGTACGCGATTATCTATTCCGTACCCAAAGACGTGCCGCGCAACCTCCAAAGGCACCATAACGGCCTTTCCGGGCGGGAACGTGTACTTGTCCCCATGCCACATATCCTCAAAAGGCTCTTTCGTGCCGTTAGTAACCCACACGTCACTCATAGGCTTACAATATCACCATAAACGGAGATGTTGACCGCCGAGTTAGCCACAGCCGTACCCACCTTAACAAACAGCACAGGCGCTGCGTAAGCCGTGGTAGCCGCTGCGGCAATGAGCGTCAGGTCTTGCCAAGTGTTAGCCGCGGTCACGTTGCCGATGGTCTGGCCGGCAGCGGTGGTGACGGCGTTAGACGTGTTGCCATCGCTGGTGGTCAGGATTGTCACGTTAGCGGTGGCAATATTTGGCACCGAACCACCCGCCGAGTTAGACGGGTTGGTGATGGTGATGCGGCGGATGATGTACGAGCCGTTACCAAAGGCGCCGCCAATACCGCCGCTCAGAACAGGCAGGCTAACCACAGCGTTGCCCGTGCTGGCAAGCGATTGACCGGAAACAAACGCAATCCGGTAAAACCCAAACGAGTCTTGGTAGTCATTACCAACGTATTGTGGGGACGCCATGGGTTGCCTCCTTTACCAAGCCGTGCCGGAACCGCTGGACACGTTGCCGCCACCGTTCACGGTCAGCAGCGTAACGGTCTGCGTACCCGTAACAGCGTTGGCGCGCACGTTGAAGCCGTCCGAAATCAGCACACCGCCAACGTTGTTAGCCAACAGCGTAGCCCAGCTATTTGCCGTGCCCGTGTAGTTGTTGACTTCCACCGTTACGTTGGCCGCGGGCAGCATCAGGTAGGTGCCAGCCGGGATGAACTGCGAGTTCAACATGGCGGTGGAGTTACCCGCGCCCACGTTGGCAACACTCACAGGCTGCAAATACGCGCCCGGCGTGTTGGCCGAGGCGTTCGCAATGATGATCTTGTTTAGACCGAGAGCCATTGTTCTGCCTCCTTAGATCGTGAGAGCGTTATAGCCAGTGACCTTGGTCATGGCGCGAGGCTTGGTATTCACCAACTCCGCAATCATGAGCACGGCACCGACATAACCAATCTGCCAGTTAGGCAGGGTGGACTCAAAGCCAGTGAACACAAACGAACCCTGATCGTGGATGTACAGCGACAGGTAGTTGGTGTTCAGGAAGTACATGGTGCCTTCGGGGCAGTACGGATCGGGATAGATTGGCACACCGGCAACCATGAGCGCACGGAACGCGGCCTGCGGGCCATTGGCATCGCCATCAAAACCGGAACCCGGCGTGATAACGTACTGCTCCTGACCAACGTAGTCCTGCGCCAGCAGGGTCCAAGTACCAAAGCCGCACACGCCAAAGGTCGGCACTTCCGCACCGTTCTTGACCGTACCGCTGATGTACTGAAGAACGTTTTGACGGGTCGGGTTGACCGAACCAGCGGCGTACACCTTGGAGCGCCACCAAGTATTAACCGAGGTGGAGCGGGCAATGTTGCCGTAGGTGCCGAGCGTGGTGCCGTCATCCACGGCGCCAGGCAGACCAATAAACTGCTGGGTGTTTGTAGTGTTGTTGTACAGCGCCGTCGCCATCGCATCCATCATGACGTTGGTCGCGTCATTCATGCGGGCTTCAATTAGCGGGATAACCGCGTGATCCTGCTGCACAGCGCCTTCCATACCCAGGAACGGCACCGGAGCAATCATCAGCTTCAGGTTGAACTCGGCGTTATACGCGCCTTGCTGAACCGCGGGCTGAGTGAACGAACCAGAGTAATCCGACCACTGAGCATTGATGAACTGGCTGCCCTGCACCGGCACAGTCACAGACGAAACACCGCCCGTGGCCTGCTGGCTGTTTGCAATCAGCGCCGCCATCAGCGGGGTGCTGTTGTAAATCTGGACAACCAGTTTCGGAATAAACGCCCTACGAGTAAGGTAGGTCAGTTCTGTATACTGCGTGCTCCCCGATGCGGGGAGAATACCACCACCAATTGGCATGACTTTCTCCTAACTATTGTTGATACCGCATCAGAGACCGATGGGACGGCGCGGATTGCGCATTTCCGCAAGAGCCTTGAACGCCTCGTCACGCGCTGCACGTTGCGGATTCTTCCAATACGCTTGGAGAGTATCGCGCGCCTTGCCGTCCAGCACATTCATGTTGAAGGACGAAGCCGTAGGCGCCGCCGCTTCTTTCATCCAGCGGTGGTAATCCGCCGCCGTCTCGTGGTTGGTAATGCCCTTCTCAAGCATCACCTTCTCCACTTCCTGGATTTCGTCTTCGCTGCGAATCTTGCCCTGCTTCATCAGCGACTGCCGACGACGGTCAAGTTCAGCAAGCGCGTCCTTCTCTTGCAGCTTGGCTTCCAGCATTTGAATGCGAGCCTCAGAAGCCGAGGTGGAACGCGCCACCGACTCCTCAATCTCCAATTCAGGGATGTTCAAGCCCGGCTGAGCCTTTTTGGTCAGACGCAGAAAATCCTTGCGAGTGTCCGGGTTCTCAGCCAGCGTGCGCGCCAAACGGGCCAGTTCATCGCGCGTTTCAAAGCTCAAGTCTTCAAGAGAAGCCATAGGTTCATCCTAATTCCAAGTTGCGCAATTTCATGCGCTAGATAACTTTTTTCCCGTCGCCGGGGGGCTTGATCGCCATGCGGTTCTTGGAACCGGTAGCGGTCGCGTTCTTCAGGCCACCAAACTCCGCATAGCGCGGGGTGTTGATGACTTGACCGTTCTGCTGGTTGTTGTCGGTGGGGCGGCGGGGATTAGAAGCCCCGCGTGGCTTAAAAAGGTCCATCTCAAACTCCTATCGGGGCATACCCGGAGGCGGACCACCCGCGCCCGGCATTGGGGGAGCACCAGGCGGCATACCGCCCGGCATTGGCATTCCGCCAGGCGGCGGCATCGGAGGACCACCCGGAGGCGGCGGCGGCATACCCGGAGGCCCGCCCGCACCAGCCATACCCGGAATTGCAGGCATGCCGGCCATAGCCTTCATTTCAGGGGTTGCACCACCGGCTTGCGGTAGGTTCTGCAACAACTGAAGAATCTCGGCGTTCTGAAGTTCGCCAACCTTCTGCCGGCGCGGACCCATCGCGCCCGTAAGCGAACGCAGCGCCGCCACCAACTTCTGGCCTTCGCCAGTCTCACTTCCAATTGCCGGAAGAGACTGCTCAATCAAATCCATTGCCATGCCCACGTTAATCAACGCGGCTTCGCGTGAACCCATCTTAGGTTCCGGCGTGCTCATAGGTGACGCCATCGGCGGGGCAGACGCAGCCCCTTCACCCGGATCGGGCGCATTTAGTTCCGGTGCTTCTTGCGGGCGCTGGTTTCGCAGCAGCCTCATAACGCTTTCGGACACTTGATGCTCCAAAATAACAATTGCGGCGTAACACCAGCAGAAAGCAAAAGTCAAGCGGGACTATTTTTATCTTCCGGTCCCGCACGGAAGTCGCGGATTAACGGCTGCTCAAGGCAGCGCGTTAGTTACCGGCGAGCCTTACGACCCTTGCGACGCATGGGAGACCTCCTTTCATTGCTAGAGTTGACGAACCGGCATTAGCGGCCCTTACGGCTACCGCGCTTGACGGACTTGTACATGGTATCACCTCCTTTCCGAACGCGCATTAGCGCGTGGGGCTGCCCTGTTACCTAGGGTGCGTATGGAAGATACCCTGTATTCGATGGAAGGCGAAGGATTACCGCGCGCAACATCTTTGGCTTGCGCTCTGGGCTGGTCGGATTTGATCTTAAAATCCTGTGCCATCACTTACCCTGCTTGCCTGGCGGCTTTCCCTCGGGAGGTGGGTTAGCCTTCTGTTGAGCGGCCTGCTTCTTCAGCTTGTCCTTCAACAATTGCTTCATAGGCGGATCAAGCAAATCAATCAAGGACTCTTTGTCGATAGCCCCCGCCTTGAACAAGTTGAACGACAACTGCCGCATATCCTCCATGAAAATCGGGCTGTTGGAGTGCGCGTCAACCTTCACCATAAAGTCTTTGGTGAATTGCTCGGCGATAAACTTATTGCCATGCACATCAGGGAAGTGCGTGCGGTCATATTGCTGCATCAACTTGAGATACAGCGTCGCCATCTTTTCCAGCGCGTCTTCAATCACCAACGCCCGCTTCTTGATGCGCGACGATCCCAGCCGCGCCAACTGAGACGCATGCCCTTGCGACCTAACCCCAGACTCACCGCGGCCAGACAACACAGAGGAAATGCCCGACGCCTCGCTGAACATGGCGTCAATGGCGTCAATCTCGCGGAACAAGTCAGCCGGCATTTCAGGCGCCAGCCGCTCAACCTTGCCCTGCGCCATGTCGTTGGACAGCAAGCCGCCAGCGCGGTTTAGCGCAAAGTTCTTCTCGTCCAAAATGCCGGTAAAGCCCATCAACGCCGTAGGCGGGTTCACCTGCTTGCTCAACAGGTCCAGAATCTCAGTCATGCGTTTGTTGCGCATCTGCTGAAGGAAAATCAGCTTCTGCACCTCAGATTGCCCCCAGTAGTAGTCATACTGCGGGTTGGGCGTGATCTGGATAAACGGCAGTTCGCCCTTCATAAACAGCTGCTCGCCGGGGCGGTCGTAGATAATCACATCAGGCTCAGCGATAGTCACCACCTGATAGTCGTCAATCTCATCGTTCCAGAGATACAACTCCCGCATCTCAACCGTATCCTCGGCCACCTGAGCCTTCATGCGGTTGTAGCCGTACAGGTCCAGGTTGACCGTACCATAGATGGTTGGGTTGGTCTGGCTCATCACGATGCGGTCAAGGCCCTCAGGCACATGGCTCACCTGATGCTGCGCCGCGCTAATGCGGTCCATGATCGACTTGCGCTTAGGATGCCCGTACAGCCGCCGCGCCAGGTCAGACTTGGTGATGTAGTAGGTCTGAACCATCGCCTCTTGGCGGTCGGTGTAAGGCGTATCCTCGCGCAGCACGCCAACGCTGCCAGGCTCCACCATGTAGGGATGGATCGACCCATTGCGCACAACGAGCTTGATAAACGTGGAGGCATAACAAAGCGCCCACGTCATCGCCATGGCAAACACTTGGTCGCCGTTAGAATCCTGCCACTTGTCGTTCAACGCCGCAGTCAGCACCGGCACCTTGGTGTGCTCGTTCTCTGGCACCGACGCGCCGAGGTTGATGCTAAAGCGCGTGGTGTCCGCGCTGAACAAGAACGCCGTCACTTGGTCAATGTGCGGGTAAATCTTGTTGTAGTGCGCCGGGCTTTCCTCCGGGCCTGCACCAAACAAATACCAAGAGCGCAGGCTGCTGTAGTCGGCCTTGCGCTCCTCCCGAGACACCAAACACTTCTGGATCAAATCGAGATACAGAGTTTCGCGCTCAATCGGGTCCTTGGGAATTATCACGGCTTAATCCCTCTTGATGGCAAGATTCTCATGGTCTCCTACATAACTTGCCGTCCGCGGTCCACGCAATTCACCAGCGTCCCTTGGATTGAAGCCCACGCTCTCGCCGCGCACCGACTTGATAGCGCCGCCCATAACCGACTGCATGCTGTGCCCCGCACCGCCGCCCCAGATCACGCCAGAGCCGCGCGGAGGCTCGGGGGGCTGCTCCACTACCGGCGCGTTGTTGCGGGTCAGGTAGCCGTCCTGATGCTCCCCCTCGCGGGTGCTCTTAAGGTTGGTCATGCCAAACTCCTGCGCTAGGCCCTTCAGATTGGCATCGTTGCGCTTGGTCTTGTCAGACAAGTACGCCGGCGCTTTTAAAAAAGCCACCTTGATGCCGTCCAGACAACCGTGGGAGCACACAGCTTCCCATGACTCAAAGAACCCATGCTTGGGGCACTTGTAGTGGCGCTTAATCATTTCAACTGTTCCTTCAACGTGGGCGCCATATAGTTCGCCCGGTTTTTCAATCCCACATTCAGACGGATTTGCCCGTCCACAACTTGCAGCCCAACGCTTGGCCGCATGTCCAACTTAGGCTCCCGCCTATACCTGATGGCCTTCGTGCGGTTGGGGCGCTGATACACCTCGATCATGCCCGCCTCCCACTCATGCGCAAACTTGCTCAACGCAGACTGCACCCAATCCTGCATGGGTCTGTTGCGGCGCTTTACCACTTCCTCAAACGTCTTCTGGCTTACGCCGGTAAACTCCACCAGCAGCGGCATGCTGATCCCGCGCTCAGTGTCAGCCCAAAACCGGCCAAACCAATCCAGCAACTCCTTCTTGGGCCTGATTGCAAACATCACATACCCAGCCCGATGTTCTTGAGGTACTTGCTCACCACCGTGCGCTCCCGGCCACGCTCCTCAGCGTCCAACTCATCCAGCGCACGGTTGCGCAGCTTGGTTAGGCCCATAGCTATCAACCGCGGCTGCAACTGCTCAGCATACGCCGCCGCCGCCAACGCACTGGCAATCACACGGTCATCCTTGCCACGCCCAGCCGCCGCAATCGTGCCGTCCTGCCGCGTTACCGTCTTCATTTCATCCAGCGTGTCCATGGACTTCACGATGAGCATTCCGCGCTCAAAGTAATCCTTCAAGTAATTAAGCATCCGCTCTTTGCTTGCAGATGTAGTGACCCAACCAATACTGTTGGACAAGCCGCCCAACGTATCGTTCTTGCGCCAGATGTAATTTTGCATGTGGCCCAACACGTTCATCAGGCTGGTGCCGTCCTTGCCGCCCATAGCAACCGCCTGACGCTTCAAATTACGCAACTCATTGATGACGGCCTGGCCGGGACCATTCACTTCCAGATTGAGAATGCTGTTCTTGTAAGCACCACCCAAATGGCTAATCACCCACGCAAACTGGTAGGTGTTCAACTCACTCGTGGCAAATTCCGCCACTTGCTCCAAACCATCCGAATAGCAACGAAACACTTGTATGCAAAAGCGGTCAGCCCAATCGCTGCTGCCATAAGCAGGATCGGCACCAATAACATAATAGCCATTGTCA